GGCTATTGCCGTGGCAGGAACAGATCATCCGGGATGTGTTTGGCATTGTCGACGAGCGGGGCAACCGTCAGTTCCGCACGGCGTATGTCGAGATCGGCAAGAAGAACGGCAAGTCAGAGTTGGCCGCTGCGGTGGCGCTGTATCTGCTGTTTGCCGATAACGAGCCCTCCGCAGAAGTCTATGGCGCAGCCGCCGACCGTCAGCAGGCATCCATCGTCTTTGATGTTGCCAACCAGATGGTGCAGATGACGCCGGCCCTGATGAAACGCTGTAAGATCATGGCAGCGACCAAGCGCATCGTGAACTACAGCAATGCAGGGTTCTATCAGGTGTTGTCGGCGGAAGTCGGTACGAAGCATGGTCTGAACGTATCCGGGCTTGTGCTGGATGAGGTCCATGCCCAGCCCAACCGCAAGCTCTACGACGTTCTGACCAAAGGTTCCGGTGATGCCCGTGAACAGCCGCTGTTCTTCCTGATCACCACGGCCGGCACGGACAAGGAGAGCATCTGCTATGAGCTGCACATGAAAGCCCTTGACATTCTTGCCGGTCGCAAGATAGACCACACATTCTATCCGGTGGTCTATGGATTGACCGATGAAGATGACTGGCATGATGAAGCCAACTGGTACAAAGCCAATCCCTCACTGGGACAGACCATCCAGATCCAGCGTGTCAGGGATGCGTTTCAGGAGGCGCTGGATAATCCCGCAGAGGAGAATGTGTTCAAGCAGCTTCGTCTGAATATGTGGGTGTCCTCGCTGACCCGATTTATCCCGGAACACATCTATGACCTCGGCAACGAGCCAATCGATATGGAAGCCCTCAAAGGCCGTGACTGTTACGGTGGACTGGATTTGTCCAGCACCGGAGATATCACGGCTTTTGTGCTGATGTTCCCACCCAGAACTACGGAAGAAAAGTACATCATGCTGCCGTTCTTCTGGATTCCGGAGGATACGATTCCGCAACGGGTGCGCAGGGCATCTGTGCCATACGATGTCTGGTACCAGCAAGGGTATCTGATGGCGACCGAGGGAAATGTCATCCACTACGGATTCATAGAGAAGATCATTGAGGAACTTGGAAACACATACCACATTAGGGAAATCGCCTTCGACCGATGGGGAGCGGTGCAGATGACCCAGAACCTAGAGGGGATGGGCTTTACCGTTGTGCCTTTCGGACAGGGGTTTAAGGATATGAGTCCGCCCACCAAGGAGTTCTATAAGCTCCTGATGGAAGTACGTATCGTTCACGGCGGCAACCCCATCATGGCTTGGATGGCGGGCAATGTGGTCGTGGACACCGATCCGGCCGGCAATATCAAGCCTACCAAGGCAAAGTCGCCGGAGAAAATTGACGGTATCGTCGCTGCGATCATGGCACTGGACCGCTGCATCCGAAATGAAGGACAGCAGCAGGGCAGCATCTACGATGAACGTGACATGATCGTTTTTTGATACACAAAAGCATGGAGGATAAGAATATGAAGTATCTGATGAGTGCAGACTGGTGGCGCGCAGCAAGTATCCGCGCCGCAAAAACCATGTTCCAGACCGGCGCGGCGCTGGTCGTGACCCAGATGCCCAGCGGCACGGTGGACTGGATGGCGGTAGGCAGCGCAGCGATCGTGGCTGGCGTGGCCTCCCTCGGAACCAGCCTGGCCGGTCTGCCTGAGCTGGAGAAGGGGGATAACGCCTGATGACATTCTGGGAATGGCTGGGTTTTGAAAACCCAAGAGACTCTCCCCAACCTGAAACCCCATCACCGAAAGAAGGTCTGCCCCAGGTTACGGACAATGTCCGTGATTCCGGGCAGACCTTTGTGTTTGGCAGGTCCAATGCAGGGGAACAGGTGGATGAAAAGGCAGCCATGCAGATCCCGACCGTGTATGCCTGTGTCCGACTGCTGGCAGAGTCTATTGCGGCATTGCCTCTGCATCTGTACCGGGTAACGGACGAGAACGGCAACAAGGAAAAGGCAAGGGATCATCCGCTGTACAAGATCCTGTACAGACAGCCTAACCCGGAAATGACGTCCTTTGTGTTCTGGGAGACCCTGATGACCCATCTGCTTCTTTGGGGCAACGCCTACGCACAGATCGTCCGGGACGGAAAGAATACAGTACTGGGTCTGTATCCGCTTTTGCCGGAAAACGTTGAGGTGGACCGTGACGAAAGCGGAGAACTCTATTATATCTACCACGCATACACGGACGAAGTTCCGGGAGAGCAGAACAAGGACATCTACTTTCGCAGGGACGAGATTTTTCATGTGCCGGGACTGGGTTTTAATGGTCTGATCGGCTTTTCTCCGATCGCCATGATGAAGAACAGCCTCGGCACTTCCATTGCGGTTGATCGATACGGCTCATCCTTCTTTAAAAACGGCGCACAGCCCAGCGGTGTGCTGGAACATCCCGGGGTCATCAAGGACCCGAATCGTGTCCGGGATAACTGGGAAGCGGCATACGGTGGCGCAGCCAATGCCCATCGTGTGGCGGTGCTCGAAGAAGGAATGACCTACAAGCCCATCTCCCTTCCGCCGGAGGACAGCCAGTTTCTGGAAACAAAGCAGTTCTCTGTGACGGAGATCTGCCGTATCTTCCGTGTGCCTCCGCATCTCGTGGCGGATCTTTCCAGAGCGACCTTCTCCAACATTGAATACCAGTCTCTGAATTTCGTGATGCATTCCCTGACTCCGTGGATCGTCCGCATCGAGCAGGGAATCATCAAAGATCTGCTGCTGGAGGAAGAGCAGGATACCTATTTCCCAAAATTCAATGTGGATGGTCTGCTTCGGGGCGATTACCAGAGCCGGATGAACGGCTACGCCACCGGCATCAGCAATGGTTTTCTGTCTCCCAATGATATCCATCGTCTGAAAACATGGACCTGATCCCGGCTGACCAGGGCGGTGACGACTACTACCTGAACGGCGGCTATGTGAAGTTGAAAGACGCAGGACTGGCGCAGCAGAACAAAGCTGCCGCTGCCCAGCAGAATCAGCCTCAGCAGACACAGCCGGAGGAAGAAACCCATGACAGCGAAAACCGGCAGAGTGAGAGTACGCCAAAACGACAGAAAGAAAGGAGAGCCAGATGAAAAAGTTCTGGAACTGGATCAAGGACAGTGACGAGACCAGAACCCTCCGGTTGGAAGGTCCCATCGATGAGGAATCCTTCTGGGGAGATGAGATCACTCCGCAGATGTTCCGGGATGAGCTGAATGCCGGTGAGGGTGATGTGACCGTCTGGATCAACAGTCCGGGCGGTAATGTGTTTGCTGCTGCCGAGATCTATACCATGCTCAAGGATTACAAGGGCAGCATCACGGTCAAGATCGATGCGATTGCTGCATCTGCGGCATCCGTTGTGGCGATGGCCGGCGATGTTGTTCAGATGAGTCCTGTTGCTATGCTGATGATCCATGACCCCAGCACCGTTGCGATGGGCAATACCAAGGATATGGAAAAGGCCATCGAGGTATTGAACGAGGTCAAGGAAAGCATCATCAATGCCTACGCATCCAAAAGTGGCCTGTCCCATGCCCGCATCGCAAACCTCATGTCCAACGAAACGTGGATGAATGCAAAGAAAGCAGTGGAGCTGGGCTTTGCGGATGAAATCCTTTTCTCAAAGAAAGAGGATGACCCTGACAGTGACCCGGCGGACCCCGATAAGCCGGAGAAGACTCCCGATGAAGAACCGGGCGAGGGCGAAGAAAAGAAGCCGTTCCAGCAGGATGCGGCAGGGCACCTTTTCTCCAGCCGTCAGATGGATCTAATCGTCCTGAATCGTCTGGGAGTCAGACCTGACACCCCTGCGGCTCAAACGGAGCCGCCCAGTGATCTCCCTGCGGAAGCCGGTCCTGTCCTTGACATGGACGGCAAGACGGGGGAAGGGGATTACTCCTATAACGTCCTGATGAAACAGCTGGAGTGCATGAAATGATGCGCCCCGGCTTTTTTCATGCCGAAAACGCGAAATTCATGGAGGTATACGACTATGAGTAAGATTCTGGAACTGCGCACCAAGCGCAATACCCTCTGGGAACAGACCAAGGATTTCCTGGAAAAGAACCGCGGCGATAACGGTCTGGTCAGGGCCGAGGCTGTGGAGCAGTACAACAAGATGGCACAGGAGGTCAAGGACCTGGGTGCTGAGATCGAGCGACTGGAACAGCAGGCACAGATCGAGGCACAGCTGTCTGCGCCCACTTCCAACCCCGTCCATGCCGATCCCAAGAACGGCAGCAAGAAGGATGTAAAGCCGACTGCCACTGCCGAGTACGCCGAGAACTTCTGGAACATGATCCGCAACCGTGGTCATTACGGTGAGGTCCGCAACGCTCTGTCTGTGGGCGAGGACACCGAGGGCGGCTTTACCGTTCCCGATGAGTTCGAGCAGAAGCTGGTGGAGGCACTGGAAGAGAACAACATCTTCCGCGGCATGGCGACTGTCATCCGTACCAGCTCCGGCACCCGCAAGATCCCTATCGCAGAGGATACCGGCGAGGCAAGCTGGATCGATGAGGGCGAGGAGATCCCCGAAAGCGATGCGACCTTCGGCCAGACCATGCTGTCCGCCTATAAGCTGGGTACCATGATCAAAATCTCCAACGAGCTGCTGAACGATTCCGCCTTCGACCTCGCCACCTATATTGCCCGCCGGTTCGGTGTGCGTATGGGTAATGCCGAGGAGCGTGCCTTCATCACCGGTGACGGTGTTGGTAAGCCTCTGGGTCTGCTGGCTGAGACCGGCGGCGCAAAGGTCGGTGTCAAGGCTGCCAAGCAGGATGCTGTCACCTTTGATGAGATCTTCAAGCTGTACTATGCGCTGAAGGCTCCTTACCGCAAGAAGGCGCAGTTCCTCTGCAACGAGGCACTTGTGCTGCAGCTGATGACCATCAAGGACAACAACGGCAACTATATCTGGAAGCCGGGTCTGGAAATCGGCAAGCCTGATACCCTGCTGAACCGTCCCCTGAAGACCTCCGCCTTTATGCCGGAGATCAAGGGCGGCAACAAGGTCATGGCCTTTGGTGACTACAGCTACTACTGGGTGGCTGACCGCCAGAACCGCACCTTCCGTCGCCTGAACGAGCTGTATGCCCGCACGGATCAGGTCGGCTTCCTGACCACTCAGCGTGTCGATGGCAAGCTGATCCTGCCTGAGTCCGTGCAGCTTCTCCAGATGGCTGCCGGCGGCTGATAAGAGAGGGGGATGACCGATCATGGCACTGATCCCGCTTTTTGAAGCAAAGACCTATCTGCGCGTGGACAGCGGGGATGAAGATGCCCTGATCGGTATCCTGCTTTCCTCGGCCGAGCAGATGTGCAAGGATGTGGGGCGGCTCACGGACGATCAGTGGGAGGCAGTCAATGCCGCTGACCGGGATGCCGAGAACGGAGTCACACCGACGAGGGAACTGGAGGCGCTGCGCAGCACCTGCCGTGTGGCAATTCTGTATGCGCTGGGCTATTTGTACGAACACCGGGACGAAGCGGACCATAAGCAGTTGATGCTGACGCTTCGTTCCATTCTGTTCGCTGTGAGGGAGGGGGTGTTCTGATGATCGATAAGCTGAACGAGAGGATCACGATACAACAAAGTAAGCACATGACCGATAAGGTCGGAAATCATCGGAACGCATGGGTGGATTATTACACCTGCTTCGCCTACGCTTCCACCTATGAGGCGCAGGAGGATGAGGGTGAAGTCACAGCCGAACAGAAAAGCGTGGTGTTCACGGTACGCTGGTGCAGCGAGGTCAATAAGCTGACTTCTACCGGGTTCCGGGTACTGTTTCGTGGTGAGCTTTATGACATCACGTCAGTTGCCCCCATGAACTACGACAAGAAAACTACAAAGCTTCATTGCAGACTGGAACGGAGGCAGAGATGAGCAGTAAAACTGTCAGCGTGGACGGGCTTGCGGTGGCCGTCAATGAGGGATTGCAGGAGTATTCCAAGCTGGCATCCTCTGAGGTCAAACGTGCCGTCCGCAAATCTGCTAAGACCGTCAAGGAAAAGATTGAGGCCGGCGCACCGTCTCGGACTGGGCGGTACAAGTCCAGTTGGGTGGCGACGAAACAGGAAGAATCCAGCCAGAGCCTTCAGATGGTCGTCCATTCCAAGGACCGATATCAGTTGTCGCATCTGCTGGAAAACGGTCATGCGAAGCGTGGCGGTGGGCGTGTGGCAGCAATACCGCATATCGCTCCCGCAGAGCAGGAAGGCGTAGAACTGCTTCAGTCCCTTATCAAGAAGGCACTGGGATAGGAGGCACCATGACCCACGCAGAAATTAAGGCAATGGTGGAAGAAATGGGGCTGCCCTATGCGTATGACCATTTCGCAGAAGGGGAGAGCCCCGATCCACCGTTCATCTGTTTTCTGTACCCGAGAGCGAAGAACTTCGGTGCAGACAACCTCGTGTACCACCATTTCAATCGACTGGCTATCGAGGTGTATACCGATTACAAAGATCCGGATACGGAGGCAGCAATCGAAGAAGTCCTGACCGAACATGAACTCTTTTATGAAAAGAGCGAGGTTTGGATCGAGACGGAGAAGATGTATGAAGTCCTGTATGAGCTGACTGTCTAAGTCAGCCGCAGGGCTTTTTTCACGAGAGGAGAAAGCAATGGGCAAGAAAAGCAACAAGGTCAAGTATGGCCTGAAAAACTGCCATTACGCC